AGCTAAACGAGGTGGCGTATTCCACCACAAAATTTAATTAAAAGAACGAAATCATGAGTACAGAAAAAACTTCAATTGAAAACGAAAACCAGCCATCTTGTTTAGGTGCTGTTAGTGGCTGGGTGGCTGTAACAGATGCCCTTCAAAACCATTACAAACTGTATGGCTTACAAACGGTGAAGGATGGGTTTGCTTAGGATGCCTTGTTGAAAGTGATGGCGGATGGCATTGGGCAGAAAGCAATGGAGTAATTTATATTGAAAATGGCGAAATAGTGTCGGAGTGTGAAAGTGAAGATTTAGATGTCAATTATTGGCACGAACTTCCTAAGCCACCTTGCCACTAACTATTGTATATCATAACAAAATGTACAACAAATATACATAATTAATTAATTAACAATAACTTAATAAATAAATTTGCACGATAGTTTAAAAATCATTACATTTGTACATGGAAAAGAGAATACAAATAGGTTCATATATTCATACGCTTGTAAAATATGAGCCTATGCAAAGATTAAAATACCCAATGCCAGCATATAGAAAAAACTACGGCTGGGCTTTGAAGAAAGTAGAAAAGATTGAAAAAAACAATGGTATATAGACAGGTTGATAATCAGATTTTGGAAACAAAAGAACTAAAAGTAAACCTATCTGAATACTCTAACAAAGAAAAATTAAACCACGAATTTTATAAATTTCATCCGAATTAAACAAACAATGAAAAAACTAATGTTATTATTTGCAGTTAGTTTGATACTTTCAGCATGCGAAAAAGAAAACAAAATGACTTTCAATATTTGCAAAGAAACTAATCAAAGGTTGGTTATTACTACCGAAAACTTTAACAACGTTTATAATTATATTGGATGTCATGAGTTTACTACCGAACGAATAGAAATTGAAGCTATTGACGCTGGAATTTTTACAATTCAGTACGATAATAAGTTTGAGATTATTGAGGCTAAAGAAGGTCAAGTAATAAGATTTTGAAATGGAAATTAAACAAGATAATAGAAACTATCGGAGGCACTCTGATAAAAATAAACGTATTATAAAAAAATCACTTGACGAATTTGGTGCAGGTCGTTCTATTCTTATTGACAATGAAGGTGAGATAATTGCAGGTAATGGAGTTATGGAGCAGTGGGGTAATAAGCCTATAAAAGTAGTTGAAACAGATGGGACGGAATTGATAGTAGTTAAACGAACTGACTTAAATACTGATGATGAAAAACGCAAACAATTAGCTTTGATAGATAACCATGCAAGCGACACCAGATTATATTACTTGGAGGGCAAGGTTATTATATGTTTAACGGATATGATAAATTTATAGATATTGAACTTATAGCTGATTATGAAGTAAATACAGATGGCATAGAAAACTATCAAATAGATGACGTTGAAGAATTTCAATACGTGTCAATATGTTTAAAGCCTAAAAGTTTCGAAGAATTAAAAGCGTTGATTTGTTCTCATTCTGTAGAAGCTGAGGAAAAATTGATTATTGAAAACGAGGACTATGAGGAGATGAAAAAATTATTGACCAAGGCTTTTAAGGCTGGATTTAAAACTCCGGGCAAATCTTTTAGAAAATTTTTAGACATTGTAAATAATCATTTAGATGAAATGCAATGAAACGAAATAATCCTAACATATTAAACGCAATAGTCGAAAGCCTTGAAAAAGGAAATGGAAGGGTAATGACCTGTAAACAGGTTGGAATATCTTATGAAACTTTTACGGATTGGTTAGATCCAAAAAGTCCGCGTTTTAATTCTGATTTATCTGAACGAATAAAAAAAGCTGAAGGAACTGGTAAAATAAGAATTAAGGAAATATGCGAAAATGTTATAATGAAAGCGGCTACTGATAATGATAAGCCAACATGGCAAGCGGCTGCATGGATGTTAGAGCGTAAATTTCCTCAAGAATATGGTATTAAGCAAAATATAGACCATACAACTAAAGGAGAGAGTCTAAATAAAAAAATTGATTTATCAAAATTATCTGATGAAGAACTTGAAACTATGGCAGAATTACAAAAGAAAATTGAACAATAAATTATAATATGTAAGTAAAATTAGTTTTTTGCTTACAAAAATGCAGTTATGTTCGAGAGTAAAAAAACGAAATTGAAAGCAATATCAAATATCCCTTATTCTGAAATGAAAAAAGAGCTGGCACGTCGTCGGCTTATTTCATTTATCGAGTATATGAAAGAAGATTATAAAACACAATGGTTTGACAGGGATATAGCTATTCAACTTCAAAGAATATATGCAGGAGAAATAAAAAGATTAATGCTTTTTGTGCCACCACAAAACGGTAAAAGTACTTTAGCGAGTAGATATTTCCCCGCATGGGTTTTTGGTAAAAATCCAAATACAAGAATAATTCATGCAGCTTATGGGTATGATTTAGTTCAAGGATTTTCGAGGGATATACAGCGAATAATTGATACGCCTGAATACTATTCTATTTTTGAAAATACAACTTTAAACGACAACCATGTAAGAGCAAATTCAAGCAAAGGATATAAAAGAACTGTTGAAGAGTTTGAAATAGTAAATTCAACTGGTAGTTATTATTGTAGTTCCGTTGGTGGTGGAATAACTGGTAAATCATGCGACATTGCAATCATTGACGACCCGATTAAAGGTGCAGCAGACGCAAATAGTAAAACTATAAGAGATAATATTTGGAATTGGTATAATGGAGACCTATTGACACGAATCAGAAATGAGAGTAAAATAATAATTATAATGACGCGCTGGCATGTTGACGACCTTGCCGGAAGGCTTTTAAAAAAAGAACCTAATAAATGGACGGTAGTATCTTACCCAGCTATTAAGGAAAATAACGACAACAACAACGATATTAGAAATATTGGAGAACCTCTTTGGGCTAATGAACATAGTTTAGAGATGCTGTTAGATAAGCAAAAAAGCAACCCTTCTATGTTCGCGGCATTATATCAGCAAAATCCAGTTATACAAGGTGGTAATATTGTTAAATCTGAATGGTTTAAATATTGTGATTTTGAAGAGTTTAAAAAAATAAAAGGTGATAGACCTATTGATTTTTGGTTAGACACAGCCTACACTGACAAGACTAAAGCAGACCCATCAGGGATAATAGCAACATGTTTTGTTAATGGGAAAATGTATATAATTAATGCAAAAAAAGTACATTATGAATTTCCGGAACTCATTGAATTTATTAAGTTATGGGTAAAAGAAAACGGATATACAAGTGGGTCACGTATTTTCATTGAACCTAAAGCAAATGGATTAAGCGTAATTCAACATTTAAAAAAACAAACCGGGTTAAACGTATTAAAAGGTAAAGAGCCAAAAGGCGATAAAACAACTCGGTTGGAAGTTGCTGCACCTTCTATTCAAGCCGATAAAGTGGTTTTAATTAAAGATATTTGGAATGATAGTTTTATTTCCGAAATATGTTCTTTTCCTTCTGTGGCTCATGATGAATATGTAGATGTAATAGGTTATGCTATTGATTATTACTACAATAAACAAACCCCTGCAATAATTTGGTAAAATGTTGTACTTTTGTAAAAAAATTATATGAGAACACCTGAAGAAGTTATTCAACTAATCAAAGATAACAAAACAGCCCCTTCATGTATTATCGAGGCTAGAGCGTATGCAAAAGAATTAAAAGCCCTTGTAAATGGTAAAGACTTTGTTGAACTGCTTCTTAAAATTGACCATATAGAAAGTAAAGAAAGAGCCGAGGCAAGAAAAAAACACGCCCATTCCATTAAAGACTTAAACGAAAGGTTATTTAGGCATATTGATAACGTTTATAGTGCTACAGGTGGAAGTAAAGAATATAAAGTACCTGAAAGTTATGTAGATGATGTTTTAAAAACTATCTCAAACTTTTCGGGTAATCAAAGTGTAGAGCTTTGGTTACAAAACAATTGGGCAAAAAATATATACCATACAGATCCAGCCGGAGTTATTATGTTAGAGTGGAAAGACGAAAGTGTTTTTCCATCTTACAAATCAATTTTTAACATTAGAAACTATAAAGCAAAAGGACAGAATGTTGAATGGATATTATTTGAGCCAAAAGAATACACAGCAAAAGAGATAAAAGATAAATACAATCTTGACTATACTTTTGACGGCAAAAAATCAATTTGGCGGTATGTTGATGAGGCTATAGATATGTTGTTATTTCAGGATAATTCTGTTATTACTCAAATTGAAGAAGCTACATTTAACAATCCTTTCGGACAATGCCCTGCAATAATAGCCAGTGAACAAATAGACCCAGACACAAAAAAACGCCTTAGCCCTATTGATGGAATTATTGAGCTTGAAAAAGAGTATCTACGTGACCAGTCAATAAAACTTATATATAAAATTCAACACGGAATCCCACAGTTTTGGAGAGTTGCAACAATTTGTAATAATTGCAATGGTACAGGAAAGCATGAAAATGCAGACTGTCCAATATGTAAAGGCAAGGGGGTAAATCCACGTAAGGATGTAACAGATGAAATAATAATACCACTCAATTCAGATGGTTCAATCCCTTCAATTAGTAAGGCTTTAGGCTGGGAAGCTCCACCGCTTGATGTTTGGGAACAATACAATAAAGAAGAAAAACTTTTACAAGACAAAATAAATAAAACTCATTGGGGGTCTATATTTGTTGAAGGAAACAACGAAACCGCTACAGGTAAATTCATTGACACTCAACCTGTAATTAATAGGTTGAATTGTTATGCTAATATAGCTGAATGGATTGAATGGCAATTATCTGAATGGATTGTCAATTTTAAGATTCCAACTAAAAATGTAGAAGAGCACGTATGTCATATTTCTTATGGTCGTAGATATATCATTGAAACACCTGATGAAATACTAAAACGATATGAAGAAAGTAAATTACAAAAAAGCCCTGTTACAATCTTAGACAAGCTCCTAACTGAATATTTGACGGCAAAATATAAAAACGATGTTGAGATGTTAGGAGAAATGCTATTGAAAAAAAGTATTGAGCCTTACCCTCACTATGATGTTGAGTTAGTGCAAAAAATATTTGGCAATCGTGAAGCTAAAAAGAAAATGTTGTTTGATTATTGGTGGGGTAAATCTACAATTAAAACAGAGGACGCTTTTGAAAAATGGTTTGAATCAGAATATCCAGAAAAGGGAATTGAAAATAAAGAACCTGAACCGGCAGTACCGGCAATTAATATATAAAATATGGAAATAGTAATTGCAACGCTCTATAAATTAGGGCAACGAAATGGAAAATTTACGAAAGACTTTAAAGAAGTTGACCGTAAAAATGCTAAAGTCCCACGTGACTATGCCGAAAACGTAAGCGAAAATTGGCAAAACTCAGGATTGATTTATGAAATTGACGAGAAAGCAACAAAAGAATTTGCAGCGAAACTTGTTGAAAAGGAAGAAAAAAGAAATCAACTTAAAGAATTGAAACAAGCTACAAGCGCGACTGTTCTTTCGCAAGCATTGGAACAAGTGGTTGAAAATACAGCAAAAAGAGGCCGTAAACCTAAAACAGAATAGACATGGAAGTAGTAAAATTAAATGTTGGCGGGGTAAATATCGAAGTGCCAAAAGAATCAATTTCTCAAGGATTGGAGAAAGGAGAGATAATTATAGAAACTACTGATTTGGTTATTAAACCAAAAACAGAATTTGAAACATACCTTTCAAATCTCAAGAAAGAAGAGTATAACAATGGAAAGGTTGCCGGGTCCGAAATGACAATAAAAGAAGCTCGCGAAAAATATGGGTTATCTTTTGAAGGTAAAACAATTGACAACTTTGCAGAAGCTTTAAAAGCTAAAGTAATAGCAGACGCAAAGATTGAGCCTACTCAAAAAATTAAAGAACTTGAAAATGATAAAGAAAAACTTCAAGCTATAGCTAAAGAATGGGAAACAAAGCATAACGACCTTCTATCTACTTTTGAAAATGAAAAAAAACAAGGTAGAATCGAAAGAGAATTATTAAGCAAATTGCCTAAAGATGGGTTAGCAATACCAAGTGAAGATTTACTTTTGATTCTTAAAACTAAAAACGAATTTGACGTTGACGGCAATTCGATTGTTGTTAAAAAGGGTGGAGAGGTTTTAAAAAATCAAAATACCTTAAATCCTATTACGCTTGATGAATACTTACCCGAAATAATCAAACCTTACATCATTAAACGTAATGGAGGAAATGGAGAAGAAAGTGGCGGAAGCGCAAAAGCTGGCACTATTGAAGCATTTATAAAAGAAATGTCAGCTAACAACATAACTCAAGGAAGTCAAGCATTTAATGCAGAAATGCAAAAACGAATTAAAGACGGAACTTTGAAAGTATAAAATATTGCCCCTTAATTGGGGCTTTGTTTTATTTTTATATATATCTTTGTAAATGTTTTCAGGGGAATTTCTGAACAGTCATAAAATACTCCTCAAATAGCCGTAGGGAATTATGGCAAGGAAAAGAGGTCTAAATAATTAGATTTTTTATTCATTTAACATAATTTCACAAATGGCAAATTATTCATCTTCTAATTTGGTGGCCGCTCAAGCTAAACTGCTTGGAGCTTTCCAGTCTGGGGAATTGCGGTTTCGCACTCCTGCCACGTTTTTAGAGTTTCTAAAAAGCGGACAAATAATGTTTCCTAACTTTGACCAACTAAGAACACGCGAAGACAGAACAGTAAATACTTACTACAACAAAAGGACTTCACGCGCTTTAGGTTCTGCACGCTCTCATGATCACACAGGCTCAAGGGGTGACAGTGCTGGGATTGCACTTTCATGGACAACTTATACAGATGTTTTCTCAAAGTCTCTAAAACAATCAGACAACAACTTGTATTCAGCTCAGGAAATGTACAATAACGAAATTATGAACGTTATTGCCAATTTTGCTGAATCATTTGAAAGTGCTGCTGCTACTTATTTGAGCGCAAACAAATCAGGGGTAAACGCTGCAACGTCTTCTGATGAAGGTGCTTTTGATGCTGACACTGATGTTTTTGAAATTGCAACAGCAAATGAAAAAAGAGGTATTCAGATTCTTCAAACAGTAATGGATATTAACAAATATTCAGGCATGAAGACTGTTTTCTGTGACTCAATTGCTTGGAACAAAGTAAATTTCTACGCAAATCAAGGTCAAGCAAACAGCGAAAACCTTCAATTCCAGTTTGCAGGTGTTAATTTTGTTCACACACCAGCTTTGACAGCTTTGGGAGTTGCACTTGGATATTCAAAAGGATATATGATTGCAGCACAATCAGGTACTTTTGCAGTATTACCTTGGATTCCAAAGCAAAACCGTGATGGTATTGTAACCTCAGTTAATATGTACGGTTCGCTTTTAAATCCTGTTGACGGGTTAACTTACGCTATCCACGAATACGAAACAAGGGCAGACGGCAGTTCTGTTAATGGATACACACAAGATGTAACCACAGAGACTCAGGTTTCTTTGGATTTAGCTTGGACAAAAGCTCCACTTAGTGCAGCCGGGGAAACTCCATTTTTAGCATTTGGTTTTGTCGAATCAATAGTAACGCCATAACATGAGGAAATTTATTATTATGTTGGCTTTGATAGCTGTAGCAGCTATGGCCAGCGCTCAGGATAGGTCAAAACATTTTGAATTGGGTCGTAATGACATCTTTTTCAATTATACTGGTACTGTTGCCGATTCTATTGGTGTAACTCAAGACACAGTTGAGTATAAGTGGTTTATTAACAAAGAGTATGATTTGCTTTATGATGTTCAGGTTAAAGTAAAAGAGATTCGCGGACGTGGATTGAATACTATTTCGCTTCAAGGTCGCACGTTTTCAAATGATGCTTGGACAAATATCACTTCAATTACTTATTACGGAGGTGGTTCCGATACAACGGTGAATTTCACTCAACACAATACTGCTGTAGCTTATAACCATTTGCGTATTTATATCACAAAAGCAAATAATTTAGGGGCTACACAAGTAGTTTATATTTCAGGAGCTGTAAAACATAATTAATGTTTGACAAAACTAAAATACAAAGTGCATTGACAGGGTTAGTTGGATTTAAAAATCCTGCTAACCCTCTATATGCATTAGTTTCTGAAACAAATCAAACAAGTCGTTCAGGTCGTTTTGTTACTGACAATCCTTTTTGCAAGATTGAATCAATAGTTGATAATTCTGATTACTCAGAACAATCACCAACTCAATTTAACGCTCAGTTGGTAGATATTATGAATGCTTCTATTACTTCGGTAATGGATAATGTTTTTTCAGAATCTGATTTCATTGATCGACAGCTTTTGTATGAAAACTATAATAACAAAGTAAATCTTGAAACATTACCTTCCGGTTTTGTTGGCTATGAAATTAAAAAAAGTAGCCGCAAAAATGTAGGATTCAAGATTAATAGAGTTATTTGTGAATTTAGCGGAACTGGTTCTTTGAAAATTTTGTTATTTAATACTGCAAAAAGCACTCCTATCCAAACTAAGACAGTTTCAATAACTGGCAATTACCAAGAAGTTACATTAAACTGGACATTAGACAATACAAGTCAATATGCTGGTAAATGGTACATTGGTTATATTGCCGGGAGTTTAACGCCTTATGCCAGAGATTACGATTTAGCAAATTTAAAAAGCGAAATTAAAGAACTGTGCATTACTCCCATCTATGTAAATGGAGTTAGTACAGAGGTTTTGTTTGACCAGAATTTTCAACAATCATCTTCTAATTGCTGGGGGTTAAACTTAGATATTTCAGTTTTTTGCGATTATACGGATTTGGTTATTAATAACGAAATTCTGT